CCGCGAATTCCTCGGCCTCACCGGCGACTGGCTCGCCGCCCACCTCGACGTGTCCCCCCGCACCGTCCGCCACTGGGAACAGGGCAAATACCCCATCCCCGACGGCGTCCGCCAGGCGGTGGAGGCGCTGAAGGACTACACCGCCGACTGCATCGGCGCCTACGTCACCACGCTCATAGGCCTGCCGGACCCGAGCGTGTACGTGTACCGCACCGACGAGCAGATGCGCGCGGCCAGCCTGGAGTTCGACATGCCCGCGTCCTGGCACCGTGCCGTCATTGCACGGGTTGCGCTGGAGGTGCCCGCACTACAGATCACCTACGCGCCGGATGCGTAACGCCACCCTCTACCGATCAAGCGCGGGCGGCGATACCGTCAGCACTCTGAATCGGGCACCGAGGGGGACTCTTGAACGCACAGGCCATCGTCATCGACGCCGTAATCTGCTGCGTCATCGGAGCCGGCATCGGCAGCAGCAAAGGCCAAGGCGGCGCCGGATTCTGGCTCGGACTCCTGTTCGGCCCGATCGGCCTCATCCTGTGCCTGACAATGAAGCCGACCCCGGCGGTCGCCGCGGCGCGACTCGAAGCCATCGAAGCCGAACGCGCCAAGATCCGCGCACAGCAGGCCGGCACCGTGGACGTCGCCGGCACTAGTGCCTCGTCGTCAGATACGTGATCAACCAGCCACCGCCAAGCGACAGCACACCCACACCACCCGTGTACGCGTAGAGGCGCTTCTCAACAGAGCTGAGACGGCCCCCGTGTGCCTGCTCCAGCTTCTGCACGTCCTCCTTCGCCGCACCGGTCTGCTCGACATGCCGCAACCGGTTCTCGTGGTCGAGAACGTCCTTGTCCAGGCCGTCCAGGCGCCGGGAGTGCGCATCCAGCGCCCCGTCGAGCTTCCCCGACACGTCCCGTACCGCCTGGTGGGTCGCGAGCATCTCGCGGTACATCTCCGTGGGCGTGATAACCACGGAGCCTTCCGGGATGGTGGCGCCCGTCACGGCGCGGCGCCAGGCTGGCCGGTCGGGGCCGGCGGTCTCCCGGCACGCAGCCACCTGCGCGCGAGCAGCCATGGCACTCCCGGCCAGATCTGCGCCAGCGTCGCCCACAGCGCCCCGGTGGCCACCGGCACCAGACCGGTCCAGTCGCTGACGCCGCCATGCAGCACGGCCCACAGCACGGTGCCCACCACGCCGGACACGAGCCGGGCCAGCTGCGCGGCCACGTGGTAGCGGCGCCAATCCGCGCCGAGCTCCGCCTCCAGCAGGCGGAAGCGCTTGGTCAGCGCGCTCACCGGCCGACCGCCTCAATCAGATAGCTGAGCGAGACGTTGGGATTGGCGCCCCGGGTGATGGAGATCTTCTCCACGTCGGTCGGCAGCGGAACCTCGAACGGCTGGACACGGCCGTCGGCCGCCCTAACCACGAAGTCCTCGTGGAATTCGGTCCAGGCCCCGTTCCTAAACAGGGTGATACGCACGTGGGCGTCGCCGAAGTCCGAGCCGAGGCTGAACCACACGTCGCCCCACCGGGCCGCACCGGCGTTCGCGGGCGGTGGCAGGACCACCGTGGTCACCCCTGCGCCGGGGTCAATCTTTCCTGTTGCGAATGCGGGCATGTCGTCCTCCGGATCGGATAGGGGGGTCGGGGATGGCGCCGGGGTCAAGCCCGGCGGGCGGAGCGCCGCGAGCAGCTGGCCGATAGTGCCGCGGAAGGCGTTGTAGTCCAGCAGCTGCCCGCCGTCGGACGCCTGGTTCGTGAACTGGTACAGCAGCGGCGCCATACCGCCGTAGGAGTTCCAGCCGGACGCCGCGTCACCGGGGTAGAGGCGGGGCGCGCTGCCCGAGCCGCCCGGATATGCCGAGGACACCAGGGACAGGCCGCGGGTCCGCAGCGCCGTGAGGTTCGGCGAGCCGAGCTCCTGCCAGTACCAGTGCGGAAGGTAGACCAGCCGCAGGTTCAGCCCGACGGCGTGCGCGGCATCGGCATAGGCGACCATCTGCGCCAGCGACGGCCGGAAGGTGCCCGCGGGCTCGGCGTCGAGCATGCCCGGCAGATTCGGGTCACCGACCTTCGCCGCGGTATGCGCGGCCTGCGCGTGCGGGTCCTCGCCGGACAGGAAGTGGTACCAGATGAACGGCTTCCCGAGGCCAGCGCACTGCCGCCGCCAACCCTGGTAGTCCGCATCCGTGTAGTAGGTGCCCTCGGTTGTCTTGGCGAGCACGAACGATGCGTTGGCCAGTCGGGACAGGTCCAGGCCGGCCTGATAGGACGAGATGTCCGGGCCGAAGATGGTCATGAGGCTCCTTGCGACTAGGCCGGCAGGCCGACGATGTAGTAGCTGGCGACGGCCGTGGACACGGTCAACAGGTCCACATGCGACGGCACGGACGACAGGCCGCCGCTGAACCATCCGGCGAGGTGGCCGCGGATCCTCGGGATCGCGAAGGTGCCCATGGCGGGCAGGCACCCGGCGATCTTCGGGATGGACGACAGGCTGGACAGCACGCACGGGTAGTAGCCGGTGTCCAGGTCGAGCGCGGCGGTTGGGCTGACGAGTGGGATCTCGATGAACTTGCCCTCGTTGGCCACGTTCGTCAGGTAGGACGTCATGTCCACGCTGACGCCAAGCTGGTCGCCGCTTTCGTTCAGCAGCGCGACGTAGCTGCTGGCGGTCGGGCCCGAGCCCGCCGAGCATAGCCACATGCCGATAGCCACCAGCGGCTGCCGTGAGGTCGGCCGGGACAGCTGGCCGTAGAGGTTCCCAGAGACCAGCCCGAGGCCGGGCGACATCTCGCTGATTGTCTCGATCGGAAACGGTTCGAGCAGCAGCCCCAACTTGGACGCGTGCTGATCGCGGGACGTGACGGCGTTGACGATGCGGGAGTCGTCACCGGCCGCGACCGTCCCGGCCGTGGTGCCGACGCTGCGGGTGGCCGAGTTGCCGAGCCCGAGGCTTGTCCGGGCGGTCGCAGGGGCTGGCAGATCGGCAAGGTTCTGCGCGGTCGCCAGCGCGCCCACGTCGGCCGCGGTCAGCACCACCGCGCCGACGTGTGTGTTGACGCTGGAGACAGCGCCGCCGCCTACCCGCCATGAGCCGTCGCCGGACAGGAACTTCGAGGAGTCGTTCGGCGGCGTTCCCAGCGGCACTGTGTCGAGTGTGAACACTCCGCCGACGGTCAGTGCCCCGTTCACGGCCAGGTTCGCGACCGGGCTCGGCGCGCTGGGTGTCACGAGCGTCGTGCGCAGGTCACCGGCCCAGAACGGGCCGCCCGCAGGCACGACGATCGGGTACGAGTGGGTGGTGGAACCGTTGTTCTCGGTGACCCGCCATGCCGTCGCTGCGGTACCGCCGGCCAGCTGGATCTGCGCGTTCGGGATGAGGTCCACGGTCCACGTGCCATCAGTGGCGGCCACTGCGGTGTAGGGCGCGAGAATCTCGGTCTGGTCGACGGTATCGAAGCCGATGACCGCGGTGTCGGTGTAGTCGATGAGGACGATGGAGACGGTTCCGTGTCCGGGCGCGGGCGGAGATGCAGCCGGGCCGAGCAGGCGCCCGTGAACGGTGGTCACAGCTCGCTCACCACCCCTTCTCGAACTTTAGTTCGATCGATCATAGCTGGTCAGGATCCGTACAGACAGAAGACGGACCCGGATACGAAATTCCCGGTGCCCATGGAAACGGTGAGCGATGAGATCGCGGCGGTGTTGCTGGCGCCGAGGGCGCCGCTGTACCACTGCTGGATCGAGATGTTGCCTCCGTCGATCGCGGTGGACACGCCGCTGAAGATCTTTAGGTTGCTCGTGCCGCTGTAGTTCGGGATGTCGATGGTGACCAGCCCGCGCCCCGCCGACCCGAAATGGGCGTTCCAGATCTCTGCGCATTGCATTGACGATGCGCCGAGTCCTGATGCGTTGGTGGGCGCGCCGCCCTGCACGGAGAACACGGAGTTCCAGCTGTAGCTGGCTGTTGTAATGCCGTTGAACTGGAGGAACGCGGAATCGTAGCCGGCCGCGCCGGTCCCATCGCTTTTCGCGGAGATCACCAAGCGCAGGTTGGTGAACACCTGCGGAAGGCTGCCGGACGCCGGTAGCCGCACCGAGGACTGCGAGCCGGTCAGCACCGCCTGGGCGACCAGTTGCGGCGGGTAGGACCAGGCGGTGCCTGTCCAGGTTGCGGTAAGGCCGGTGTCGGTCTCGTAGATCTGCATCCCGGCTGCGGGGTTCGGCGGATGCGTGGTCGAGGTGACCGGAACGGTGCCGATAGTGAGCTGTGCGATCTGCCGCTCTAGCGTTGCGACGCGCTGCCGCCACTCGGCCTGGTCAGCGGCCCAACGTTGCTCCAGCGCCGCGAGGTAGTTCGTCATGTTGCGACACCTCCGAGGAACAGGTCCGTGGTCTCCGGTTGTCCGTCCGGGGGGTGCACGGTCCAGCCGACGATCCGCGCGTCCTGGATCAGCCCGGGTGCGCCGTTGGCGCCGGCTGGGTGCAGGGAGGAGGTGGCGATGAGGGTGGCGTGGTCGCCGAGCTGGATCTGCTGCACCGTCGGAGTCGAGCCGCCCGCAAGCGTGACCTTGCCGATGGTCGGGGACTTCGCGACGAGTAGCTGCCGGGAGTCGGCGAACGCGTCAATGCCGGACTGCGCATTGATGACGGAGCCGGTGTACGACACAGAGTCCTCGGTCAGCGGATAGCCGGCGGCGAGATCGGTGGTGTCGAGGCCGTGCGTGGCCGGGTTGGACACCCACGCGGCACCGCCAGAGCCGGAGGCGATCGCGATCAGCGAGCTGGTTCCGGCCGAGCCGGTGCGCGGCCACGCGTAGTCGATCGCGTTGCCCGGATACATCAGCTGAAGGTTCGTTGAGGAGTACGGGCGGCCCATGGTGGCGGCGGTGCCGATCCGCAGCGTGATGATCGGGCTGTTGGTCGAGGACATGCCCGGGTCGAAAGCGTATTCAAGGCCGTACTTCGTGCAGACCTGGTTCACCAGGTCAGTGATCTTGCCGAGGTTCGCGGCGGGGAACGTCTCGGAGATGGCGATCCCGGAGGTGTTCGCGGTGTGCACCAGCTGCGCAACCGCAGCCTGCGTGCCCTTGACCGACGTGCTGGTGGCGTACTTGATCAAGTTCCTGATGACGTCGAACTCGTCGACGCCGTTGTAGACCTGGTCGTTACGGACCTGGCGGCGTGCGAACAGCGATCCGAGTTCGTTCGCGATGACCGGCAGCTGATTGGACTTCGCCGAGGCGTGCACCCAGTCCCACAGCACCCCGGCCCATATCGGCCAGCCGTCCTGGAGTGCCCACAGCAGCGTGCGGCGCGGCTCCAGCGCGGCCAACAAATTCGACTGCTTCGGCAGCGCGCCGAGATCGAGCGTCGCAGTGAGCTGGCCTGGCTGGCCCACGCCACCGAGGTTCCGGCCGAACGAATCGACGTGCAGCGGGATCGTGTCTGCCCGCACCGCGCCCGTGACCACGTCGGTGGCGAAATAGCGGTACGTACTCATTCGGACAGGCTCGGAGACACGCGTAGATACGGGTTGTTCACCCAGAAACTGCTCGAGCCCTGGCCGCAAATCCCGACCCAGGAGAAGGTGTGACTACCATTGGTGGGCGTCACGAAGGTGGTGAAGCTGCCACCCTGGCCGTTGACGCCGTTGGTGTTCGGGCTGACGTAGTCCCATTCGCTGAAGCTGCTCGGGAGAGAACCGTCGACCAGCAGCTGCCAGCGAACAAAGTGTCCAACCACCGGCGTTCCGGCCTCGATCTGGCTCTGCCACGACGCGAAGATGGCGATCTCACTGACGCCGTCGCAGTTCGCGGTGGTCGACAGGATCGTGGTTGCCGAGGTGCTGTTGGCGATACCGGCGCCGACCGTCGACGCGGTCTGTGGTGCGAACAGCGCGAGCTTGGGCTGCCTAGCGTTGCCGTTGCCGTCGGACACCCGCAGCCGGCCGTTCGACAGATCGTGCCCGTACTGGCCCGCCTGGCCGGTGATGCCGTTGCTCATGTTGGCCATCGGCACGATGCCGCCGGATGAGGCGGTGTAGACGCGCTTGTCGGTGAGGTTGCCGCTGGTGATGCTGGACACGCCGGCGCCGACCGCGATCGTCGCCAGCAGCAGGCTGTTCGCCGGAAGCGTCGGGGCGACCGGGGACACGTTCGGTGTACCCGCCTGGATGTTGACGGTCGTGGTGCTGGTGTTGTTGCCGTTGTCGACGACCTGCACGATCACGTTGTCGATGCGAGGGTTGATCGGATCTGATGTCGTGACCGTCAGCGTCGATGTGGTGTCCAGGCAGCCCGTGTACATCCCGGCCGTCGCCGACGTGGTGCCCTGCACGAACGCCACACCCGCGTTGACGGTGATGTTCATGCCAGACGCGGCGGCCACCAGCAGCGGGTTGCCGGTGCCATAGCGCACACCGGGCCGGGCGGCGATCCCCGTTGTCCCGGACGGCGAAGCCCCGGTCAGGTGCGCCGACACTGCCTGCAGGCGCAGGTCCTGCGCGTTGACCTGGACGCCGTCCATCCAGGCGTCCGGGTGCATGGCCACGCTCGTCACCATCGCCAGCCTCCTATATCCACGCGTCGCGCCAGGCGACGGTCATCGTCGAGCCGGTCGCACCGGTACCGGTCACCTGCACGGTCGTAGTGCCGGGCGGCAGCACCCACCACGAGCTGGACACGTCGGCGGTGCGGAACACCCCGTTCAGATATGCCTGCCGCGCGGTGAAGTCGACGGTGAGGACGTCGGTTGCCGCGAGCGTCATGCCGGGGAAGCTGACCGCCTGCCCCGTGGTCTGATTCACCACGGCGGGGCCGGTGATCGGGCCGGTGATGGTGACGGTCGGCCTCGTCTCGAAACTGCCTGCATTCGTACATGCCACGGCCATCGGCGGGGCGCCGGCCGGGAGCGTGAACGGCGGCGTCAACGGCGGTGCCAGGCCGACGGCTGCCGAAGCCTGCGTCGCGGTCAGCGAGTGCAGCACGGTGGAGTACTTGCGCGGGTCCGGCGCCACCAGCACCACGGAAAACACCACGTCGTTCAGCGTCGGATAGGCCTCGGGGATCTCTCCGGTTCGGCGCACCGCCATCTGCACAGGCACCGGCTCGTCCCAGCGCAGCGTCGCCAGGTCCGAAACGGGGATTGCCTGCTGCAGGGTGGCACGGGCAACGTCCCGCAGCGCCTGCGACGGCGCGCACGCCTCCACAGTCAGCGTGATCAGGCGCTCGGCATACCACTGCGGAGTAGCCCAGGTTCCATGGTCGCCGCCGCGCTGGACGACCTGACCCGACGTAGCGGGACCCCCCATTCCGGTCCAGGACCTCAGCCGCCACCAGATCCCGTTCGCGTCGGCGGCACCGAGTTCGAGGTCCGTTTGCGGGCCGGCGCCGAGCGGCGGGGTGTAGGTGATGCCCGCGGTGAAGTAGCCGAGGTCCACGTCAGCCCCTCACCGCAAGCGCAAGGTCCCGCATCATGATCTGCTTCTGTTCCGGCGTGGGCTGCTGCGTGCCGTAGTAGTTCAGGTTGATCGTCGGCGCCGCGGCGGCCTGCGGGGTGGTGCCGCCGACCTGCGGGATCCGGCCGTTGCGGATCGACTCCATCGCGGCCAGCCCGAGCTTTGCGGTCGCGTCGGCCGGGACTATGAACTCCCCGTTGCTCACGCGGCGCAGGATGCTGTCGGACGTGCCCGTGCCCGGGCCGGTGACCAGACCACCGGCGGCATTGCCCGGGATCAGGTGGTGGCCGCCGACGATGTGGTCGATGTTGTCCAGCGCGGCCTTCAGTGCCTCCTGGTTGATGTCGTAGGCGATCTTCTGGTTCAGCGTTGTCGTCACCGACGACGGAATCAGACCCAAGCTCTTGATGTACTTGTCGATCTGCTGCTTGTTGAAGCCGTACTTCTCGCCCTGCGTCTCCAGGTCGCCGATCATGTCCTGCATTCGGGCGCCCACGACGCCGTCGGCGTCGCCGGCGTCGTGCAGCCTCTTGCCGTAGGCGGCGATCTGATCGGCGAGGTCGGAGAACGCCTGCCTGTTCGCCAAGCCCTTGGCGGTGTTGGAGTCCAGGCTCGTGCCGTTGTCCTGCGCGGCCTGCGACAGGTTCAGCAGTTGGGCGTGGAAGCGGTCCAGGGCCTCGGAGCGGCTCATCGTGTCGGACAGCGTCTGGAACTTGTCGGTGGTGGTGCCCAGCTGGCTACCGAGGTCACCGAGCGCGCTGGTCGCGTGGTCGGTCGACGTGGTCGCGGTCGCCTGCTCCGCCGCCTGGTGATCGAGCGCGGCGAAATACTCGGGGAAGTCCCGCACTGTGTTGATGATCTTCTTGCCGTGGTTGTCCGTGGCGGCGGCAATCTGATCCACGATCTGCTTGGCACGGTCGGCATGTCCGGAGGCGACGAGGCCGGCCAACGCGCCATCGTAGTTCTTCATGGCGTCGCCGCCGTCAATACCCTTTTGTGACATCTCGCCCATGGCGATACCGAGACCAACGATCTTGGCGGTGCTCCCGGTCGCGTGCACGCCTAGCTTCTCCAGGCCAGCGTCAAGCTTGCCGGAGTCCCCGCTGAGCAGCGCACTAGCTCCCTGAGCGCCCATCATCGCTGTGGTGTACTGATCGATGGACATGGCCGCCTTGTGACCGCCCTCGGCGACCGTGCTGAGCCACGAACCCAGCGCGACCCCGGCGGCCACGAGGCCTCCGACGACCGGGATGGCGCCGCCGATTTTTCCGGCCAGGCCTCGTGCCCCGCCGACGCTCTCAGCGGCCCTCTCGGCATCGGTCGCGGCGGTCTTGGCCGACGAGGAGAACTTCCCGAGCGCAGTGGTCGCCTTGCCCGTGGCAGACGTGATGATCCCCGACACCCCGTTGTAGATCTTGATGGCGGCGACGACACCAAGAATGCCCTCAGCCACCGGGGTCAGCCAGTTCGCGTTGTCGTGCAGGAACCCCGCAGTGTCCTTCAGCAGCGGATCAATGATCCGCAGGGCAGTGCCCAGCTCATCGGCGAGCAGCGGAATGATCGGCTCGAGCACCTGGAACAGCTCGTCAACCACGTGCGCGACGTCTACAAGATCGGTCGACAGCTGAGGCATCAGCGGCAACAGATCCTGCTCGACGTCGGTAGCAAGGCGCGCGATCGTGGGCTCGACGTCAGCAAGCGCGGGCCCCAGCGCGCCGGCCGCGGCACCGGCGAGCGTGCCGACCGGGCCGAGTAGCGCATCCACCGCACGGAACAGCGCGCCCACACCCTGCGCGGCGCCGCCCGCGTTGACAGTCAGCCCGGACAGGAAATCCGGCAGCCCGGTGGCGATCACATCGTGAATGCCGACCGCGACCGCGTTGATCAACGGCGCGGCCCGGTCGCCGTCGACGACAATCGCGTTCAGCAGCGGCGGCAACGCCGAGACGAACTCACCGAACCCACCAGTGATCAACTGCTCGAACTGGAGCGCCGCCGCATCGAACTGCGGATTCGCGAACAGATGCCCGGCCGCCGCCGCTGTGTCCCCGAGGGCCTTGCCCGTGCGCTTGACGCCGTCCTCGAACACAGGCATCAGGTGCTGGCTGTCCTTGAGCATCTGCGTGAAACCGGGCAGCGTCGCAGTCTGCGCCTCGGCGCCGAGCTGGTGCAGCTCACCGCGCATCGACAGCACCTGATCGACGAACGCCTTCGCGGCCGGCGTCAGCTTGTCGTAGTCCTTCTGGAACTGGTTCGCCACAGCAGCACCGGAGGAAGCGGCGGCCGCGGAGGCCAGCTGCTGCTCCTTGACGGTGTCGATCAGGTTCTGCTGCGCACGCTGCACAGCCTTCGCAGAATCCTCACGCTGCTGATCCGCCTGCCGCTCCGCATCAGCAAGTGACCGCTGCGCCTTCGCGACCTGCTCAGCCGAAGTGACCTGCTGATCCGCAGCAGCCTTCTGCGCCTTCGCCAACGCGGCCTGGGCGTCGCTCTGCTGCTGCGCGGCCTGCGCCACGCCGTGTTGCGCCGAGGCAGTCGACTGCGCCGCCATCTGCACCGCATGCTGCGCCGACAGCACCGACGGCGCCTGCTCCACGCCGGCCTTCGTCGCGGCGGTCGCCTTCTCAACCGCTTCCTTCTCGCGCTGCTTGGCATCGGCCAGCTGCTGTGCCGCGGAGCGGGCGGCAAGGTCCAGTGTCGCCAGCTGATCCGCAGTGGCCCCGGCCTTCCGCGCGTCGGTCAGCGCCTTCTGCGCGGCGGCGGCATCGGCGGCGGCCTTCTCCGTCGACAGGTGCGCGTCCTTCGCCGCGTTCTGCGAATCCACCAGCTGGTCGGCCGCGGCCAGCTTGGCGTCGACCAGGGCATGCTCGGCCTGCGTCTCGTTGTAGACGGCGTTGGTGTATGCCTGCTTGGCCTGCTGCCCGGCATAGGCGGCCTGCGTGACCCGCTGCTGCGCGGCGACGATCTGATCGGCGGCACTCTGTGTCGCGGTCGCGGCGCTGCGCTCGGCATCGACGACACCCTGCTGCGCGGCCTTCACCTGCTCGGAAGACCGCTGTGCGGACCGGGCGGACTGCTCGCGGGCATCGGCAACGGCCTGCTCGGCGCCACGGATCGCGACAGCGTTTGAGTACGCGGTCGCAGCGGTCTGGCCGCCGGCCCCGCCTCCACCGACGGCGTCCTGCTGGGCCCCGTAGTCGTGCAGCGCCTTGGCCACGCCGAGGAAAGCACCAGCCAGCACGCCGACACCGGCGGCAGCGCCAGCTGCCAGGCCCGGGATGGCGGCGAGCACCGGGACCAGCGTGACACCGGCCGCGGCCATGGTGCCCATTCCCACCGACGCCAGCCGGAAGCCGCCCGAGGCGCCGCCGGCCCTGCTGCCGGCCGAGCTGCTACGGCTGCCAGCCTCATCGATACTCGCCCCGGCCCGCCGCGCCGAACCTTCGAGGTCGTCGAAGGAGGACCGCAGCCGCTGCGCATCGCCCTGTAGCGACGTCAGCGAGCCGCCGTCGTCGTCGACCTTGACGTGAACGTGGACGTCGGTGGCCGCCGCATCCGCTTCCGCGCGGACCTTCTCGGCGAGGCCTGCGGCGTCCGCCTCGACCTTTACTTTTGCCGCTACGCCCTCGGATGCCGCCTTGATCTTGGCGTCAAGCTGCTGCCGGAAACCCTCGTCGCTCGCCTCGACCGCGACGTACGCGGTAGCAATCCGGAAGCCCTCAGGCACCGTCGCCCCCGCTCGTGCCGAAGGAGAACAGGTCGGCGTGCGGGCTCATCGCGGCGACGGCCGGCGTGATCGGTGTCGGTTCCGGACGTGTCGGCGCGGCGGCCGGGACAGGCAGCAACTGCGGGTCCTCGGCCGGGCCGGCGGCGCGGGCCAGCGCCTGGGCGACCGCGCCGTCGTAGGCAGGCAGCAGCGACACCAGGCGGACGTACCGCGGTCCCGGCATCGATCGCCACTCCTCTATACGGTGGAAAACGGACAGGTCTGACTCGATCTCGTCGGCGAGGTCGGTCAGCCAGACCGGCGCTAGTCTTTTGGGCCCCGCAGCGTGTCCACGCACGCCAGTTGCATCTTGCGCAGGTGGTGCTTGCGTAGGCCCTTGTAGCTGCGCAGCGCCGCCGCTCCGTCGTCGCCGAGGAGCGCACCGAACAGCCACCACATGGCGGCGTCCGGACCGCTCTCGCGCTCGATGTCGATGTAGTCGTGGACCATCCCGGCCGGCTGCTCGGCTGGGATGAAGTACTGGACGCCGCCGAGCTCGAACAGAAACAGCTTCTTGACGCTGTCCGGGTCCAGAGCATCCTCGGTAAGGTCGACGAGCGGCTGCTCGTCGGCCGGCGGTGCGGCCGCGGTCTTGCGCGGGCGGCTGGTCTTGGTGGGCATCGGGAGGTCCTTCCTCGTCGGCCCGCGCAGGCTGCGTACGCGGGCCGGGCTGAAACGAGCAGTGGGGATCAGGCGGTCTGGTCGACCTGGTGGTAGAGCTTGACCGTCGGCGAGATCCAGTAGGCGGTCCACGTGCAGTCGTAGAGCGCGTTCTTGCCCTTGCCGGACACCAGCTGGACCTTGGGCTTGGACAGCACCTTGCGGACGATGATCCGGCGCCGGGCCGGGGCGCCGCTTGCCAGCGTCGGCGCCCACGTGTCGAAGATCAGCGCGGTGTACACCGGCTGCGTCGCGTCCGAGGCGATGGTCGGCTCCTGCACGCTGTAGGACGCCGACACCGTGGTGGTCACCATGCCGTTGACCGCCAGCGACATGTTGGACAGGGTCACCTCGCGCAGCTGCGTCTTCAGGCTGATCTGCCTGGCGGTGACACGGCCGCCGACGGGGTCGATGACCTGGTCGACCATGAGGTCGTCGACCGTGACGTCGATCTCCATGGTCACGTCGGCATCCGTGGCGCCGACACCGACGAACGCACCGCCGGGCGCACCGGCCGCGACGGTCGCGGCGGAGTCGGCAGGCTCGGCGCTGCCGAACGGGGCCGCGTAGAGGTCGGCGGGGCCCTGGACCAGGTTGTAGGGGGTGATGATCATTCCCATGGGTTACACCCCCACCATGCGGAAGATCGCGACGGTCACCGTCGCGACGGACGACAGATCGATGAAGACGCTGTTCAAGCCGTCGTTCTGGTTGAAGTCGCGCGCGAACGGCCCGAAGAAGATCGGGTCGGTGTTCGACGTCGGCAGCGCGGTCGGACCGAACGCGGCCACCGCCTGGCCCTCGATCGTCGTACCGATGTTGATCGTGTAGTTGGAGGCGGTCGCGCCGTTGATGATGGCGACGATCTCCAAGCCGGTGTTTGACCACTGGAAACCGGTGTACCCGGTCATCGCCTGGTAGGTGCCGCGCAGACCGACCTGCCTGGTGAACGGCTGGATCGTGTTCTGCTGGGAGAAGTTGTACCGAGCCATCAGCCCGTCAGCCCTTCTTCTTGGATGGGGGAACCTTCTTCAGGTTCGGGTTGGCCCGCTTCGCTGCCGGGCTGGCCTTGCGGGTCTGCGAGGCGAGGATCCGCTGCGCGGCTGCGGGGCCTACGCCTTGTTTGCGCGCGATCTTCGCTGCTGTGTTCTGGAAGCCCGGATGCTTCGCCGCCGCTGCCTTCTTCTTCGGTGTCGCCATCGGTGTTCACCTCCTCAGGCGCATCGGGAGTGAGCAGCCCCTGACGGGCCATCGCCGCGGCTTCGGCCTCGTCGACGTCCAGCTCTTCCCAGGGCCGGAACACGGTACGGATGATCGGCATCACAGGCTCCCTGTCACCCAGTCGAGCTGGAGGTCGAATTGCGTCCGGGCGAAGCCGGCGATATCCGCGGGGACGCGCCGCGGCTCGGACAGCAGCAGTGCGCTCATCACCGCGGCGCCGGCGTAGCCGGGCACCGGCATGGACACGGCGCGGGTAGCGCCCTTGTCGAGGACGTAGACGGCGTGCCGGATCTGCTCGGCGAGTTGCGCGGCCTTCCCCCATGGCGGCCGCGGCGACACGTTGATCGGCTGCCCAGACCCTGTGCAGGTCGCGTTCACCGCCCAGCAGTTCACCGACAGCGCCGGCTCGGCCAGCGGTGCATGCGAGCCGGGCGTGCCGCCACCAACGGCGACCGTGACGAAGCCGGCCGCGACCCAGTCCGGTAGCGGGCCGGTCGGCCCGAGGCGCGGCAGCGTGGTGCCGACCATCGCCGCGGTGAAGCCAGGGACCTGCGCGAGCCACGCGCACGCGACCAGCTCCGAGTTGGGCAGCAGCAGGGTGCTCACGCGGACCGCCTGCGGTACAGCGCCGGCCGAAGATACGGCTGCTCTGGGGTGTTGCCCTGGCGCTCGTGCGCGGCGACCGGGCGACCGTTGCGGGTGTGGGCAGCGACCTGCTCGATGCCGTTGAACCCGAGCTCGACCGCGGCCGCGTAGTCGACCGGGCCTTCGTCGTCGGGGAAGCTGCCGACGATCAGGACGGGCAGGGCTTCGGGCTGCTCCTGCACTTCGTGATCCAGGGAAGCGGCGAGGCGGCCGGTGAGCTTGGGAGCGCCACGTTCGGCGTCGGCGGTGATGTCCGGGCCAAGGCGGGTATCGAAGAATTCGCCGGTGGCGTGGGCGAGGAAGGCGCGGATCTCGGCATCGGGTGCCAGCTCTACGCGTACGTCAGCCATTCCTCGCCGCCCTCTACGGATCGGTGTCTCGGGTGGCTTCGACCCGCCGGTTAGGGGCGGGGGCTGACGAAGCTGTGATCAGGATAGCGCTATGTCGAACTGATGTGCGAGCGTTCGCGGCGCGGCCCTCTTCCGCGGCGCGAACGCTCGCGGCTCAAATGCGCTCGGGCCAGTGCCAGGTGCCCCCCGTGGGGCTACCTTCCATCCAGCCGCACGAGCAGTAGCGGTGCGGGTCTCCGTGGGACTGCCGGTTCGGGCAGTTGGGATCGCCGGGCGTCTCGGCGCCGTCGTCGTATGCCACTCCGCGGTTCAGAAACAGGCCGGTGGGGTTCAGAACGCAGAGACCGACCAGGTGGTCGCCCTTCGCGTTGCTCTCGGGGCTGACCTCTGTCACGATCGCCGCCCGGCATTCCTGCGTGTACTCGCCGCCGGGTGTGCCGTAGCTGACGTAGTGGACGATGCGGCCGACGGTGGGCTCGGTCACTCGCCCGGCTCCGCCACGTCCGCCGGGGCGGTCGCGGCCGCCCAGCTGGTGTCCTCGGCGCCGTCGACCGGGGGTGCCAGCGCGGGCGGCTCGGCGGACTGGTCCGGGGCCGGGGGCGGCGGGGCGTGGTTGGCGACGGCCAGGACGTGGTTCACCAGGTGCGCCTCCACCTCCAGGACGTGCGTGTACAGCTCGGTGGTGAGCTTCTGTACGTAGGTGCGGACGACGTCCGGGTCGATCTCGTCCTTGAGCGCCTGCCATCCCATGTCGATCTTCTCGACGATCGCGGTCTTGATCTCTTCCAGGGTCACGGAGTGCTCCTACTACTCGGGTGCCAGTGCGGCACGTCTCGGGTGGGAAATCGGCCGCGATCCACCGCGTGCGCGGCGTAGGCGCGGACGGACTTGGGCATATCGGCCGACCCGTGGGCCAGCAGCTTGCGGGCCGCTGCGATCCGAACAGCGTGCGACTCCGACGGCCGCGAGAAGCCGCGCAGAATGCTGCGCTTGGCCTCGTGCCTCAGCGACGCGCGCAGATCCGGCTGCCCCGATGCGGAGCCAAGCCACACCACGATCTGGCAGTGGCAGTGCGGGTGCCGAGGCGGGCACAGCAGCGGCTGCCCTGGCGGCCACGGTGCGGGCGGCCGGTGCGGCCCGAACGTGGCGAACTCGTCGAAGCCGTCACCGATGCGCGGGTTCGCAGTGTGGCCAGCCAAAGCGAGGCACACCACGCACGCGTCACGCTCGGCGATCCACAGCAGCTCCGCGCCGATCCGCGCGGCGGTCGCCCGGACCGAGGTGGCAGCGGCCCGGCTCACCGCCCACTGCGCGGCCAGCGTCAACGCAGCCGGGGCCCGGTCGGCCACGGCCAGGGCCCGCTCGACCCCGGCGGGGTCCTGCGCGTCGGACAGTGCCTGTACAGCGTCGTGTAGGTGCGCGGCCGCGGTGGCGGGTGCGGTGCGGGTAACCGCGGCTACAGCCCGGTCAAGCCGGGGCGTGATGGTCTCGGCGATGCCGGCCTGCGCCGCGGCGTTCGCCGCGCCAGTCGCGGCCGCGGACTCGGCGGCCTGTCGCAGCGCCTCGGCGACGACCGGGCGGTCCAGCAGCGTGGCAGTGTCACGCAGCTGCTGCCTGGTCCACGTCCGCAGCTCTCGAACATCGGGCCCGCGGCCGAACAACGAGCTGAGCTGTTGGCGGGCGGTCAGCTGGCTGCGGATCTGGGCGAGCGCGAACCGCAGCGGCCACGACGCGGCATCAGCGGCGGCGACCTCGGCGAGCAGCAGCGCCACGGCCTGGGCATCGGACAGCGCGACAAGGTCAAGCTGCTGCTGCACGGGCGCCGGGGCGGTGGTGGTGACGGTCATGCGCCGACCGCAGACAGGGTCACGGTGATACCCGCCGCGAAGCCGTAGGAGCTACCGACGTTGACCGACGCCACCGAGTAGATCGCGCCGGTAGTCGTGTCCAGGAGGCGGTCATCGTCGCGGACGTCGGTGCCGCGCGGCAGCACGCACACCAGCTTGGTGACCTGCCGCGGCGTGCCGGTCGCAGGATCCTGCGTGGTGCGGCTGGTGGAGGTGAGCACCGCGGGGACCGCGACGGCGTGCGGGTCGGTGTTGACGTCCGTCGGGTCGCCGTACCCGTCCAAGGCAGTGTCGCGGAAGATGTTGACGAACGTGTTCGGCGGCAGCTGCATTGGCCTACCAGTTCGTCATCGCGGCCGTGCCGACGGCGCCGGCCAGGTGCAGGATCTTCAGGGCTTCGGGTCCGAGCGGCGGCATCGCCAGGGCCGCGGTGCCGGCGGCGCGGTGGATACTGATTCCGCCGATCGACGTGGAGTCGTTGCGGGAGGCGGCGCCGGTGTCGTCGGACAGCTCGAGCCGGAACGCCACCTGAGCGCAGGTCGCGTCCTTGAACGTCTGAATGTCGTCTGCGTTGGTCGGCATGCTATTGGCGTCGACCGGATAGACCGCGCCGATCAGCGCCCGGTCGACGTCTTCGGAGGCGCGAGCCAGCAGCCACGTCACCCGTTCCGGCGGCGTTATCGTGTCGCCGGACCAGTTCTGGTAGTCGACGGTGGTGGCGTAGACGCGGCCCATCGGGTCAGGCCTGCTTCTTGGCGCCGCGGCCGCCGGCCGGTTTCGGCGTGTGCTTCGCGCAGTAGTCGGTGTAGAAGCCGTCGGCGTCCTTCGCCGCGGTCTCCCCGCACTCCATGCACGGGTACAGCCCCGGCTCGTCCTCCTCAAGGCCTGTGCCGCCGGTCAGGTCAGCCTCCTGGACCGGCGACGCAGACGTCTCGGGGGCGCCCTCGGGCGAGCACGGCACCAGTACCTTCGCACGGACCTGCGCGTCGATCGCGTCGGGCAGCGGCAAGCTGAACCCAAACACGCCTCCGCTGGTCTCGTGGCGGTACCAGACGTCGATCTCTTCCGAGGACATGGGGAACTCTCCTATCCGCGCGGCCCGGCCGGCGCGTAGGCCTGGTTCAGGATCGCGATGGTGGTGACGCCGAGCGTGCCGGTGAAGTTCAGCAGGATCGACCCGTCGGGCTGCATGATCTGGGCCGAGGTGAACGGCCCGAGGTAGTACACGCCAACGGTGTTGACGTTGAACGTCAGGTCGCCGGCGTTCGCCGACGGGAACGGCACCGCCTCGTGCGGCACGTCGGTCTGGGGCTGGGTGGCCTTGACGACGATGGAGAACGCGGTGCCGGCAGTGGTGGTGTTCACCACCAGGCGGATGCGTTCGGGCAGAAACCCGGCCTGCTTGTAGTTCAGGCCGGCGTTGATGCCGGAGAACAGCGAGGCGGGGATCGACAGGCCGCTGCTGACGTCGCCGGCGACCAGGCTGTACGCGGTCGGCGCGCCGATCGAGGCGTTCGGGTTGGAGGTGGCGACGTTCGCTGCGACCAGGGGTGTGGTAGCGGTCATGATCAGGCTCCTTAGATCCCGGCCGGGCGGGTGACGTAGGCGACCGCGAGCCGCTCCGGGGCGATGACCTTGGCGCCGTAGACGTGCAGGCCGCGGACCGCGTCGGCGAACTTCGTCTGGAGCCGGAGCGCCTCGGTCTTGACGATCTGGTTCGCGAACGTGATCGCCGACGGGTGCCCGGCCTGGATGATCCAGTTGGAGCCGGAGTAGTTGACCGCGTTGTTCGACACCAGCACGTTGAACTTGCCGAGGCGGCCCATGAAGCCGTTGGCCATGACCTCGCCGGCGCCGCCGGAGGAGTTCGGGTACTGCACGAACGCCGCGGTCTCGGTGATCAGGCCTTCGGCCCACGGTGGCACGATGATGTAGCGGCGGCCGTCGTTGGGGACGTTGGCCTCGGTGAGTTTCACACCGAGCGGCAGCACGACCTGGGTGTAGAAGTCCGCGGGCGTGGTGGTGGAGAACACCGCCGGGGTCTTCGGGGAGCCGCTGCTGCCGATGGAGTTGGCCGGCGCGGCGGAGGTGTACAGGCCGGCGACGAACTGGTCGGCGGCGTCGGAGACCTTGTAGCCGGCCTTGTTCTCCATGAAGTTGAGCATGTTGCCGGCGGCCTGTGCGGCGTCGACGTCGTCGACGGACACCGCGAAGTACTTGGCCTGATCGATCAGGACGGTCTGGCCGGTGTCGTTCGGCGTCTCGTAGGTGATGGTGCCGTTCGGGGAGTAGTCCGAGACGGTGGGGTCGGCGATGCTGGTGATGTTGACGGAGTCACCGGCTCCGGTGATCTCGCCCTCGTAGTCGTGGTTGACGACGTATTCGGAGCCGAAGACGAGCTGCTTCTCCAGGCTGCCGA